TGATGTCCACCGCGCTGCGTTCGTCAGTCTGTGCTCTCTGCGTCCCTGCCGGATCGACCACAACAAACACAGGCGCACCAGAAAACTGTTCATAGAGCAACGGCTTGAGCACGGTCCGAATGAAGCGTTGAACCCCCATGTCGAAGCTGACTGCTTCAGCAAATATCAGTGCGCGCCCGCGCGGGTCTTGCTGTCCAATGACGGCGGCAGGTGTGAGTCCAAGGTCCATTCCCACAATGATTGGGCGAACTCCGTTGGTAATGTGACGGAGTCGAGAAGTGGCCATATGATAGTCTGCTCGGAAGTATTTGTAAACAGGAAGACCTGCACTGGATAGTCCGTACTCTCCGTCAATATAAACCCTAATGTATTCATCGGACCGACCCTGTGTATCATAATACCCGTCGGGCAAATTTTCGATGTTTTCGGCATAGGGGCTGCGTCCTGACGGTTGCTTAAACACATCCCATCCGTTGTCGTTGGCGCTGACGCCATCGGCGGGACTAAGGTGCTCAAGCTGGTAATACCACCATGTATCCATGGTCGGCGGGTTGGTGTCGCCCCACATCCCATGCCACGTGGGACCACCGTCTTTCTTGGAAGGGAAACGTCCAATGCGTTTAGACATCGCATCGACGATGTCTGGGTGGATGTCCCGGCACTCGTTAAACCACGCGCCAGTAAGCTCAAGAGAATTGAGGTTAGCCACATCATCGGCGTCATCCAGCGCACGAAACATGATCTCACTCTCGACATCGCCCACCCTGAAGAAGTAAGTCTTGGTCGTCCGCATGTAGTCGCCACACACACCCGGCGGGAACCAATCCAGAAACGTCTTGATCGTCGTGTCCTGAAGCTGCCTCGCCGTCTCACGCACCACAGCGAAGCGGGTCTTGCGCACTCCTTGGCTATTCGGCTCCTGCGCGCTCGCACGCCTGATTACCTCAAAGCTGCATGTGACCGATTTACCACTACCAACTGGACCTAACAGGACGCGCATCTTGGCGTCCGACTTCATAAACTTAACACCAGTAGGCGGCGGTGTGTAGTCAATATCAAGAGCCATCAGACAACACCATGATCCGGTAAATTACGCCCACACGCTTGGTTTTGAGTATCTTAGTCTGATAGGACAGGTTCTGGATTGTCAACAACTTTTCCATCAGAGTCGCTTCGCTTAGACTTGTGAAGTCAAACGTCGCTGGCTTCGGCCTCAATCTCAGAGTCTGCAGGAGTTGACGCATCAACGTCGATAAGCCTTGCACTTCCAAGCTCCTGACCCCCGAGATTTATCATTATGCGCACGCCGCCAGCCGCGCCGGAATCCACTGGTTCATTCTTCGGCTCCAGACCAGCCCACTTCACCGTGGACTTGATGAGGTCCGCTTTGACCGCTGCGCTTACGTCAGGATTGTGAATCAATAACCAAGAGGTTGTGAGAAGCTCTTCAGCCTGCAGCCGCGCCTTGGTCTTGAAGAGAATGCCCTTGTCACGAATCTCGTCCCGATAACCTTCCACCTTCTTGAGAAAGATCGGGTCTTTATTGAATGACAACAAGTCTTGCGCTTGGATGCTGTGCCGCTCCAAAATTTCATCGACCTCCTCACCACTGCCCTCAAGTCTGAGCGCAATGTCGAAGGCTAGGCGGTTTGTCCAACGCGTGGAGTCGTATGCAAGTGACATGTGGAGAAAGTAAACTGGGATTGCGGGGATGGCAAGCGGTTGAGTTGGGGCAGAATTTGGCCTGCCCGTTTTTGTTTGTGTAAGAAATACACAACTTTACCTCTGAGCTTGTGTGTTTTTTACACAACTTCGTTTTTTGGGGTCTTGTTTTACGAGGTTTACTACACCCTACCGGCCCCGCGCGCCGTCTGTCCATGTGGCCCCCCCCCTGCCTACCCCCCTCTGTTGTCATACAAAACGGCCTTGGTTGACATTCATGTTGACATACTATGCCTACGGCCTAGTCTAAGGCATAAGCTATTGATATTGCAGCGATTTGACAACGGCCCCGCCTTGTGCATAATGGACACAACCCCCGGACTGGCCGGAGGGTTTAGGCAATGGAAAGGTTAAGACTATGGCAATCGCTTCTAAGAAAACCGCCGCTACGGAATCAGTCTCTAATGAGCAACTTTTTGAGATGATAAAGCGCCTGCAGGCTGAAAACGCTACGTTAAAGGCTGCTAAGTCAACGCCTGCTAATCGCTTTACTGTTAAACTCTCTCCCTCTGGTAAAGGTAATCTTTGCATATACGGCTTGAGCCGTTACCCCTTTAGCTTCTATCGTAATCAGATTGAAGCTATCTTGGAACATGCTGAAATCATTAAAGATTTCATCTCTAAAAACGAACCTGCCCTTTCCAAAAAGGGCGAATAATCTCTATCACTGGCCGGGGCTAGTCCCCGGCCTTTTCTCGTTTCCTGCCAAGAGGTTATACCATGCAAAAGATTAACGAAATTGCAATCGTCCGCCATTACAAGGGCAAGAGCCGCACAATTCTAGTGGGCGTTTACGCCAAGCGGAAACGCGCTGTTTCCAAGGCGCTAGTCGAAAAATACGGGTTTAACCTGAAAGGGGCTGAAAATGCTACACGAGCTTGAATTATTGGCTGTCGCGCTAGCAATGACAGTCATTGCCCAATATCTTTTCTAATCTTAGCCCCGGCAATGCCGGGGCTTTTCTTTACCCGTTTGTTTACATTCATAGAATAGGCTAGGAAGGCTCCCCAATAGCCTGTTTATTTTCTGGTAGGGTAGTAGCGCCCCGGATTTTCGCCGCATCCTACGGCCTTCCTTGTCGATCCTCTCGCCTATCCCATACCCGGCGCGATCCTGCCCCGGCGCAACGCGCCTCCCTGCCCCGAACGGTCAAGTCTAAGCCCATAGCAAAGCACAAGCTAATGGCAAAGCTATAGACTAGGATTATTTTCTCTATATCCAATAGGTTTAGCCATGATTTTGTAGACATATATTTCACTCAAGGGTTACCGGGCGCACCAAAAAATGCTACTCAAGGGTTACCGGGCCAAGTATTTGATTTTATTGAGTTAATCTAACAATCTAAAATTTAGGGCAACAATCCAAAAGAAACTTACACTCGGTTTTGCCCCGAAACTTTACATTTTAATACCATATGTGTTTGTTTTTCCTATATATATATATAGAGTTTAAGATAAATAATCTAATAATATAGAGAAATTTGTGTCTTCCTTTCCAAATTTTCAAATTTTTGTCCCACACACGAAAACGCGGCGTCACTCTCTCCCCTCTCAAAAATTTTATTTTTTGGTGACCCCTACGAAAAAATTTTAGATTATTTATATTATTGTTGTTTTCAAAGGGATTTCTCCGCTGCATTTTAGATTATTGCCATATTGTTGCCACAATTTTTAGATTATCGCATGTAAAGTTTCCCTTCCAAACTTTACATTTTGTGGCTCCCACTACCAAACTTTACATCCGTGTAAAGTTTCAGTCTACAAACAAACTTTACATTTTCACTCCGGCAACCCGTTGAACTTGTGTGCATTTGACACAAGCGCTGATTCGTGCAATGCTCGAACTTGTGGACAAAACACACAACGAAAGGGTTAGTCAATGAAAAAGGGACTCACAAACTGGCAATGCCGCGACTACGTAACCAAGCTAAAGCCATTCCAGAATAAGAATAAAACCCTATACGGCGATTGGACTGACGCTAATACCTACGTGGTTTATAGCTATGGAAGCCACTTCCCTATCTACGCGTGGGTGCGCCAAACCAACCGTTGGTATGCCAATGAGGATAGATACAGCCGCACAACTGGTAAGCATATGTCGCAGGTGCGTCCGCCGTTCGAATTTTCTTTTGTCTCTACCAGCTTTCTCAAATCACTGGCTATCCAAGGCTTCGCTGCCATCGCCGCTGCGCGCGTCATTCATGGGGAGATTTTCTAATGGCTAATTGTCTTTGCTCTCGCTGCACTAATCCCATCCCAAAGCGTCGTTACGACCTTGGCTACAGGCTTTGCCTGTCCTGCGGCGATGCCCAAGCGCGCAAGATTGTTCGCACCATAGTCCCAAGCCATAAGGGTGCATACCAGCCCATTGGCGATGTTAAGTATTTGAAAATGCTGAATAAATACGCAGCAGTGGAGGGATAAGATGGAGTTGGATAGCGACATGGCTATGCGTGGATGGGTTATTCGCCCTGCAGAACTTAATAGCGCACCTATTTTTGTGCGCGGCGCGATCCCTACCGATGGCTATTGTGAGTTTAGAAACGGATTTGTCTACGCAGAAACAATGGAAGAAGCGCGTGAATACGACGCCGCGCACAACTACAAAGGCTAAGGAGAAAACCATGACATTCAAAGAAGCAACGCTGGACGGCAAGCGCATTGCCTATTCATCCACAACCCAGTTTCTCGTTCAAGTGGGCCGCAATCGCGGCTCATACGCTACGCGGTATTCGTTCACTGGTGATTTGCACAAGGCTGTGGCTTACTACTGCGCCATTAACATTGGCAATGGGTATAAGAAGCGGCTGTTTTCGCCCGACATGAACAAACCCGTGCTGGCTAAAGCCTATAGCTGACAACCAAAGGAGAGGAAAATGACAACCATCAGGCCATTCTTTGAGGACAAGATTGTATTCGTCATATGGAACGATGACAGGCGCGCATGGGTCGCGGCTGAGGGAACGGGGATGTTTTACACGGCTGACCCTGACAAAACGCGGCAATTTCCAAGCCAAGCGGAAGCTGAGAAGTGGGCCAAGATCGACGGCAAAGAGACAATCCAGCGCTGGATAGGAGGCTGATATGTTTATGCAATGCGTTGGTGTTTGTCTGATAGCCTTCAAAACCGTATTCGGCGTCCCAGAACACAACCACGACGGCGACACGCTCACCATAAAGGGGCAGAATATTCGTTTGCATGGCATAGACGCGCCTGAATTATCAGAGGCTTACGGAGTGCAGAGCCAAGAGTATCTGAGAACAATCACAGCGGGACAAAAGCTGCGTTGCGAACCCGTTGGCGCACACACAAGCTACACGCGCATCGTTGCGCGATGCTTTCTCGAAGATGGCAGGGAGATCAACCAGCTAATGGTCGAAGGTGGTTTGGCGCTGGACTGCAAGCGCTATAGCCACGGCTACTACGCCAAGTTTGAACAGTCATGGGCGCGCAAGCGGCTGATACAGAAGGGATACTGCCATGAGTGACTACACCGACCTTATTTCGCGTCTGCGTATTTGCGAAAAATACGACCCGGATCAGAAAGAAGCCGCCGACGCATTAGAAGCGAAGGACAGGCGGATTTCGGAGTTGCGCAAAGAAGCTGACATGATGCACAGCGAATACAAGACAGCCCGCGCCCGCATCGCGGAACTTAAAGCGGCACTGAAACCGTTTGCTGACGCCGGAAGTTTTACAAAGACTTACGAATATAGCGAAGATACAGAGATGGCGATACCATTTACATGGGGCCAACTCCGCGCCGCCCGCGCCGCTTATCTGGGAGAGAAGGAATGACTGAGCGATACGAATTGGTTGAGACCAAATATGATGGGGAACGCGAAGTTCATATCTCAAATGTCAGTTGGGTTATGGCTAACGCATTGAAAGACATTTTAGAGGATAAGTGCGCCGGTCGATTAACCGTTGAGGAAATGACTAACGCCGCCCGCGCCGCTTTGGGAGAGAAGGAATGACCTACGACCTTATCGCAATTATGCGCGGGGAAATTGAGGATTTGAAAGCAGAGATTTCAATTCTCAGAGGTGCATTAAAGCCGTTTGCTGACAAAGCCGGGACAAATACGCAGCTAGACAATAGCTGGCATATTCCGGTTGAGATTGCCCACCTCCGCGCCGCCCGCGCCGCTTATCTGGGAGAGAAGAATGACTGACTACACTAACACCTATCCCGACCTCGCGAATGTCGAAGACTGGCTAAACGCCAAGGGCTACACGGGTGAAGCGGGCCTATGCACGAAGGCGATGGATGAAATCAATCGGCTGCGGGAGGCGTTGAAGTTTTATGCTGACGATGACAACTGGCAGTTAAATGGACCTCTTGATGCAAACAGCGGAAACTTTACAGGTGGCCCCGCAACAGCCGCATTAAAGGAGAAGGGTAAATGACTAAGAAGCAAGAAGATATACTTGATGTATGGAATACCTATGTCGATGACGAAATGTCTACCGAATACGCCATTCAATACGTCGCAGATTTAACAGGTTGCCGATACGCGGAAGTCGTTCGCGCACTCATCGCCTCCGGCACTTTTAAGGAGGTTGTAAATGAGTGACGACATTGTCGAGCGGCTAAGAAGCCTATCAATCTTGGATGGCTGGCTCCCTATGATGGAAGAAGCTGCCGTCGAAATAGACCGTCAGCGAAAGGTCATATCGGCCATGATTGAGGACTGCCAATATCTGAAAGATAAACAGATAGAAGCCGCCGATGAAATCGAGAAGCTACGGGAGGCGTTGAAGCCTTTTGCGTTGAGCGAACATAAAATCGAACGCTGGTTTGGAATGGACATTCCAGACAGTTACAACGTCGTATCGCAATGGGTAACAGTTGGCGACCTACGCGCCGCAGCCGCCGCATTGAAGGAGACGGGTGATGAGTGACGAAGATTACGATCATGGATTTGCTGAAGGTTACTATCAAGGGCTTTCTACTGACAAGGAAAAATCGTTTTTAATTCTAGCTGCTAGAATAGATGAACTGAAAAAAGAGAACGAGAAGCTACGGGCGGCGTTGAAGCCTTTTGCTGACTGCGAAGTTTGGGAAGGATACAAGGGCTATGAGCGGTTTGTCGCCGGGATGTTCCACATTCACAACAAAGGAATGGACAGCCTTAACATAAGCCACATACGCGCCGCCCGCGCCGCTTATCTGGGAGAGAAGGAATGACTGAACCCAGATCAATCGAACTTGAACTGCGTTGGCTGCGCGCACGTTTTAACGACGCAGAGTGGGAGCAAGATGAAGGGATGATGGCTTCGCTCTCTTACGAAATCAATCGGTTGGAAATGCTACAATCCTTGGGCGAACGATTCGACGTAAATCACTGATTTTGTTCGAACTTGACACGCTCAACGTGTTGTGCAATGATCGGACTGTGAACAAATCACACAATAACTAAGAGGCAATACCATGCGACCGACTCAGTTAGAAGCTACTCTTACGGCTCTTATCTCTATTAATCGCACGACTACTATCGAAGGCGCTCCCGGTGGTGGTAAGACTACCATTGTTCATGCCGTCGCTAATAAGATGGGTAAGCACTACATCGAACGGCATCTTCCTACGATGCTTGTCGAGGACTTTGGTATACCCGTTATCGGTGGCGATACGCTGACTTATAAAATCCCTGACTGGTTTCCTTCCAAGGGTTCTTCGTGGGATGATGGTAAGGGCGGTGTGCTGTGCTTCGACGATAGGAACCAAGCTAATGCAGATATTCAGAAGGTGCTGGCAAATATTTGTCAGGCTCGTAATCTGCATGGTGTTCCCCTTGCTGATGGCTGGACTGTCGTTTCTACTGGCAATCGGCAGTCTGATCGTGCTGGCGCAAACCGCGTTCTTAGCCATCTGCGTAACCGTGAAACGGTTATTGAGTTGGATACTCACTTGGATGACTCGACGCAGTGGATGATCGACAACGCCGTTAAGCCAGAGGTTATCTCATTCCTTCGCTTTCGTCCCAACCTGTTGCATGACTTCGATCCGCAGCGTGATAGCAACCCCACGCCTCGCTCTTGGGTCGAAGGTGTTAGCGCAGTGCTTGGCGTTGTGCCTTCCGAGTCTGAGTATGAGTGCTTCAAGGGCGCAGTAGGTGAAGGCGCTGCGGCTGAGTTTGTTGGCTTCATGCGTATCTTCCGCAAGCTGCCTAACCCCGACGCCATCTTGCTTAACCCTGATAAATCCGATGTGCCTTCCGATCCGGCGACACTCTATGCCTTATCGGGCGCTCTGGCTGAACGTGCGTCGGATGCTAACTTTGCCCGTGTCTGCACATATGCCGAGCGTATGCCGCCGGAGTTTTCTGTGCTGACCATTAGCTATGCCGCCCGCAAGAACCCATCACTGGCTTCAACCCAAGCGTTTACGACATGGGCTGTGAAGCATCAGGATGTGTTGTTCTAATGGGCTACCGTTCGGATGTGGTGTTGGGGATTGCGTTCCCCAACAACGCCGCGCTGGTGTCGTTCCTAACAGCGCAGAAGCTAACAGGCACGAGGGAGATGCAAACAGTTATGGAAGGCTTTGGTGTTACGCATATGTCCGCAGCCTACAAGGAACACGTTGTGCTGTGGGTGTATGAGGAACAAGTGAAGTGGTATCCAGACTACCCAGAGGTGATGGCCTACAACCAGATCATCCAGAACGCCAAGGACTTAGACTATTCAACGATTGAAATAGAGATAGGAGAGGAAACGAATGACATAAAGTTTGAGGTTCACGCCGGAGAAAAATCAGACTCAGCATGTCTGTATGATGTCTTTGGTATTCAGCGTGAAATAGTGCGACCGGAAAGTTGTCAAGATATATCCTCGTTTGTCAAGGAGAACTAACCATGAACCTTAACGACCGTGCGCTGCTGGTGCAGCTTAACATTTCACAGTGGACGGCGCGCAAGCATGACAAGCGCGCTACGGAGGACGTTGCTGCGATGCACAACGCTGGCAAATCTGCTGGCCGGTATCACAAAGCGTTGCTTCCCATGAATGATTATCTGGATAACGTGCAGAAGAAAGCCACGTTGATCCGCACACGCTACTACCAGAACACGTTGCCGTGGGCGATGGATGGCACTCAGATGCTTCCTTCTGCTAACTACCTGTCGTTTATGACTGACTTCCGCAAACAGAAAGCGGAGTGGGAGTATGCCGTTGCGTTGTTTATCGACCACTACGATGACATGAAAACCATAGCCAAGCGTGTGCTTGGTTCGCTCTACTCC